TTCTAATTGATATGGGTTACTATTTTTGTAACCTCTCTTATAACCAATCTCTTTTTCAATTTCTCTAATACGATCGTTTAGTCTATTAATATTTTCTTCTCTAAGTTTAGCTTTCTCAGCGTTTCTTAATTTAGGAGTACGATAAACTCTTTTAAGTTCATTATATATTTCTTCACGTTCCTTTAAAGATTCAATAATATCAATCTCGGCTCTTTCTGCTTCAAAATCAGCTTTAGCTTTAGCTATAGCTATTTCTTGAGCTGCTTTCACTGCATCACTTTCCATGATTAATTTTTCTAATTGTTTGCCGTTTGGGTTATTAACTTCTGGAAAATCTTTTTTAGTAAACTTCATTGACCAACCGTCAGGAAGTGCTACTACATAACCTAATATATTTTTAGTCTTAGGATCTTTAATACGTTCAACAATTTCAACTTTACCTGCATCTTTAAACTTAGGTGTTTCAAGACTATCAAATGTTTTTTTTACGTCAGCTAATAAGTCGTTTAATCTTTTAGTAGCTTTAGGTCTGATGTTGTCGTTGTGTTCGTTAATTAATGTACCAAGTTCATCAAGGGTGTTACGAGTTTCATTGTAACCATCAATACCTTCTTTAGTTAACTTGATTGTTTTATCACCAATAACAATACCTTCTTGTAATTCTGCTAATGAGTACTTTTTACCTTGGCGATCACCTTCCACTATAACTGCGGATACATCTGCACGTTCAGCTTCAGGAACTTTACGCCAAACATCATTGTATCGCTTAAAGATACGACTCATTTTTGAGGTTACACTTTGTGTATTAAATTGAAATTTTTCTATAACTTTTCTAACTTGAGGATAGACATAAGTACCATCAGGATTACGCATACTCCAAAGTTTTAACGGGCTTTGTACCCACTTTAAAAAATTTACTTTCCATTTCTTAGGTGCTTTCTTATCTGAAGTACCATCACCGTCACCGCTATCACTTTCAACACCAGCTTCATCAGGCACAATTGGCTCTGCAAGTTCTGCAAGTTTTTCTTCTTCAGTCATCTCATCCACTATAACTTTAGCTTCTGCCTCAGTACGTTCAACGGACTTTTCAACTGCTTCAACAATTTCTGGGTCTTCTATAATTTTACTTATGGGTAAACCATCTTTTAACTCACCGTTAAAACCAATATTAGTGTCTATGGATCTGTCAATGACACCTTCAAAGCCTAAAGGTTGATTTCTATCTTCAACAACCCCCAACTCATTCATGACAAATCGTTCATCTAAATACTTTTGAATTCTTTTATCTGTAATATTAAACGGAGCTTTCTCATTTGGAACTCCATATCGGCTTGTTGCCTTTTGATCTTCAGCCGTATCAAAACGACCCCACGATGTAAAATTACTTCTTATACCAGGAGGTGGTTGTTTGTTAGGGTAATCGTGCGCCCACAATGGATTTTGTGATCTTGTCTCATACATTTTACTAATGCTGTCAACTGGAGTAATTGTCTTAAATAGGCGTTTCCAAAACTCTGCAACTTTTGCAAAAAATTTTTCTGATAAAGTTTTTGGTGGAATATTAGTTAATGCCCAACGTGAACTTTGTTCAGCAAACCATTCTGCAAAACTCCCATGATATACTTGATCCTTATTTGGTATGTTATAGTCACGTTTTTTACTTGGTCTCTCAACACCACCGCTAACAACAGTTCCACCATATTTAACTTCATAATTTTGAAAGTCAGTAATGTCTTTCATCAACGCATCATTATTAAAACTACCATCGCTGTTGCGATATATCTCAGCAGTATGTTGATTTCCAGCAAAAGCAGCTAACCTACTTAAAGGGTTACTTTTAGTAAACGTTAAGTTCTGATATGTTTTACCTATTTGTAAATATTTAAGATAATCAAGAAGAACTGCTCTTTTAGTTGCAGTATCAGAATTGTTAAACAATTCCCATTCCATAATATGACCAACTTCATGAGCCACTGTTGAAAGAATACTCATGTCGTCAACAGATCTATTTAAATCAGCTTCATTAAAAGTATCAAACATACGTTTAATTTGGTAACTTGTTGAGCTAGTGTCTAAATTAATAGTGTATGTTTTATTTATTTCAAAATCGGGACCAAATTCATGTTGTATATGTCCTGCAAATTTTTTCTGTGCGCGTCCAACTATATAAACATTACCACGGGTTAAACCTTGTTCAGATAATTCATTCTTAAATTTTGCCCGTCTTTTATCACTGCTTGGATTTGCGTAAACACTATGTTTTTTTGCAACTTTTTCTGTCAAATGTCCATTACCATCTCGGTCTTTATCGGTAGTAACAAATATATTAATGTTGCTCATATTTAATTTTGCTAACATCTGTTCCATATATTCTAATGCATAACTTGGAACTGTATCTGTACCGACAACTTTGCCATCTAATGTGTCCCCAAATGGACCAAACTTAGGTGTCGATTTAGTTGGAACTGCTGGCCCTTTAGTTTTCTTCTTAACAACTTTTTTTTCTTCTTGACCAAAAGTATTTGACCAAGAGCGTTTGTCATACTCTAACCTAGTGCCATCAGGTAAAAAGATATCTACAATTTCGTTACTGGCTTCATCAATTTGAGATTTTTGTTTAGCTCTTACCGCGGGCTTGTTTCGATCTGTGCCTTCTTCTACAAATTGTATCGGAATTGCATTAATACCTTCTTCAATATAACTGTTTAAGTTATTAAGGTTATCTTGAGTATCATTTATTATATAACGGCTTCCAGTTTTACCGGGCATTTTAGTAACTATAATTTGTGGAATATTTGCCCCACCAACATTTGATTGATTATCAAAATCTTGAAATGTAAATCTTGAATCAGAATTACTACCAGCTAATTGAAAAGCCCCTACACCAGATCGTAATTGCGCTCTAGTTGGATCAATAAATTTAGATTTTAAATTAAATGATTTAGCTAAATTTTCTGCTTGAGCTTTAGTAATAAACCCTACTTTACCGATAAACTTACCTTTAAGATCTTTTTTATCAATGGCTGCTCTAGTAGAATTTTGATCTGCTGAATTTTTATTAGCAGCTCTTGCACGTTGTACAGAAGGTCTGTTGTCTATCGTATAATAGCCATCATCAAGTATAGTTGTCGCTGTATCTGCTATATCTTTTGGATCTAGTTCTTCAACAGTTTCTTTTACCGCTTTAGTTTCAGCAGTTGGTTTATTATAGATGCCTCTTTTTTCAGCTTCTTTTTTAAGAGCAAAACCGTCACGCATTGCACTGTAATAAGTGTCTTGTCCTGCACCAAACTTATCACTTGTTTTTTTACGGTCTTTAATTCTTGTTCTTCTATCTGCAAGAAGTGCTAATAATTGTTCATTAGATAAATCTTTAGGTTTGATTTTAGTTTCTTTGCCGTCAATACCACTTAATTCAAAATTTTCATCTAAAGGATTTTTAGTATCATATTCAAATCCTAAAATTTGAGGCTCACCATCTAATTCAAAATCAACTTGACCTGTCTCTTGATCTCTTGAAATAACTCTTACTCTTTTTTTTCTACCTTGAAGATCATAGACATCTATATGTGAACCATCATCAATATCATCTTTAGTAGTCTTTGGTCGCCAGTCAGGACCATTGTCATCAAACGGAGTTAACTCAACTGTATCAAATCCAAACGGATCAAGTTCTTCATCTACGTCCATGTCGTAGTAATCGTCATCAGCTAATACAGTTTGAAAACCGCCAGTGGGTGTTGAGCCACCCATATTGTCAATGCCTTCAGCTATTTCTTTTTCTGCATCGATAGCAGCTTTGATTCTGCGTGTCTTTGCTTTAGCAAACGGATAAACAATTGCAGTTAAAGTACCGCCCGCAATACCACCTAAAATTCCTTCGTATTGATTTTCTGCCCAACCAATAGTTTTTTCTGGGTCTAAGAACATCTGCTCAATATAATCTTGTGCAATAGCTTGAGCGTATTCTTGGCCACCCTCAAGAAAGGCTCCAGACACCGCGCCTGTAAACACATCACCAGTAACTTGGGCTAATCTATTGTTGCCCATCTTTTTAGCAACACCTTCAATAATTGGATTCTTACCAATAATTTTACCAAGAATACTATATGACATAGCAGTCTTAGCTTTACCGCCCTTACTAAGTTTAGATAACTTACTTGCAACTAAACCTATTGGTGCTGCTTCTAATGTACCTAAACCAAAGGAAGCTCCTACAGCTTTTGAAAATTCAATATCATATTCATCATAACCTAAACTTCTAGCACGTTCAGCCATATCACCTGCTGCCATGCCACCACCTAAAGCAGCCATCATACCTATACCTGCTAATGGCCCACCAACGGCAGTACCTGCTACACCTGCACCAATGAAACCACCGAGATTACCAAACACATAACCAAGGTCATCAACCCAATCATCGTCTGTAAAATCTACTTCACCAAACCATTCACGATTAGCATCACGGACAGCTTGTCCAGCTTTCCATAAAGTACTGTCATTACCACTTGCAAATTCTTCAAAGAAATTTTTATAATTATCATCAGTTGCAGTTCCTGCCGCAACTGCTTCAGAAATACCTTGTAACGCTAGACCACCAGTATCGATCACACCGCTCATAAGACTTTGACTAAATCTACTTATAGCTCCACGATCATCAAAAGAATTTTCAGTAACTTGTGGCACCAATAAATTACGCATAGTTGGATCGCCAGAAACATATTGCGATACTTGAAATGCTTGAGCGTTAGGATTTAATTCTGAAAAATCCATTGACTGACCTTTTAATAAGGCAGGCTCATAATTAGCAAGTGGATTAGAGAGTAGATTAAGTTCAATATCTCTAGCGTCAGCATTCAGCCGTTGTTCTCTAGATGCAATTGGATTCTGCTCTTCTTCTAAGTTCTTAACCATTAATGATGTTCCTTGATTATTTAGTAGCCAACAAAATCTTCTAGTTTACCACCAGAAGCTACCCATGCTTTTTGATCTGCTGTTAAGTTACCTTGACCAACTTCAGATAAAAGATTGTTAACATTTACGTTTTGATTGTCAGTTTTATTTAAACTTTTTTGATAACTCTCTGAACGCATAATATCATACAATGTAGTTTGAGTGCCATTCAACGTCACTTTAACTTTTTTCTTTTGTGCATCTGTTTTTTCACCATGCATTGAAACTACCGATTGTATCTCTTGATTAACTTTAAATCCTTGTTCTTGGTTGTCACCATCCATAGTAATTTGAAAACCATTGTCTTCATCATATTCTGGCATACCAATTTTATTATCAACGATGTTAGCAAGGTAATTATCAGAATAAAAACTAGCATCAGGATCCATTTCTCGTAATGATATTGCAACTTGGTTCCAATCAGTCTCTGAATACTTAGTACCAGTGTCACCGTCAGTGAAATCTCTAGTATTCTGTTTTACAATGTTTTCATAGATCTCACTAGTTGTTTTAGCTTCATCAAGTTTAGCCGCTCTATTCTCTTTAGCAGTTTCTAATGCAGATAATTTTCTTGCATCAGCTTTATCAACTGTATCACCAACTGATTGCGCAACGGTTCCTAAGAAGTCATCACCTGCACCTTTTGAGTTAGCCATCATAGCTAATCCAAAATCCAAAAGATTCCGTGGAGCGGTACTGTCTTTGTCGGTAAATTTATCCCATTGTTTTTTAAAGAAACCTCTTTTATCTAATTCTTTAGGAAGTTTTCCACCTTTTCTTTGTTCGTCAGTTGGACCACTTTTATCAGTTTTTTTGTTATTAGATTTTCTTTGCTCATCAGTCATAGTTTTAACCGATTGAACTTTTTCTTTTGGTGCTTCGTATTTTGCCCCTGCATTAAAATTATCTTCAGAATAAATTTCATTCATTGCATCCTCAAACGCAGGGCTTCCAGGTAGTGGGTTAGAAGTTAAACCATAAGGATTAATTTGTTCTTTTGATTTAGCTTTTTCCATCATGGCATTATACCCACTATTGGCAGCGTCTTTTAATGGTTGAAGCTGTTCACTAATAGGTGCAAAACCTTGTTTAATATTAGGATCGCCTGGTGGAAGAAACTGAAAAAAAGGTACTCCATATTTTTCTTCAAATGCAGATTTCTCTTTATCATTATTAACTAGACTTTGAAAATATGTTACTTGATCTCTATTCATTAGTAACCTCCTCCTTGACCAAACATTCCACCTGCACCAAGTAGTGATGCAAAGGCTCCAATGTTGCCCGCTAAATTATTGTTGCCAGGACCATAAGTTGTTGACGTAGTTGGATACGCTGCTCCTGTTAATGCTCCTTGGCGAATTGCTAAGTTACGCAATGGATAATCTCTTTGTTGTAAGAAATCATTGTACTTATAGTCTTCACCTTGTTGAGCAAATTGTTGATTGGCTGCTCCAACAGATTGACCTGCAAGTAAAGCCTTCATCGCCTCTGCGTTTTGTGCGCCTTGCATTTGACCCATCATACCGTAGGCTTGATTACTTAAACCACGATTTTGTAATTGAGCCGCTTGATTGAGTTGGCCAGTCTTCATTAAGTTAGCAATGTTTTGTTGATCAGCACTCATCTGACTTGCACGGTCTTGATTAAATTGTTGTTGTGCATTTTGGAAACCTTGATTTAAAGTTCCAGATAAGAATTGATTGACTTGATTATTGGTATTTTGTTGTAATTGCGAATTTTCTAGTGCCGTTCTATTATTACCAAATGCACCTCGTGCAGCTTGTCGTCTTCTCAACTGTGCTTGTTGGTCAGAACCTTGCTGATTGATTGTTTGCAATCCTTGATTAATAACTTGTTGCTGATATGGATTCATATACTGAGCAGCTTGTTGTGCGCCAAACTGTTGTGACGTAATTGAATTAGGATCAGCAATAGTCATAGCACTAGAGCCAGCGTTATTTGCGATACCAGACATTGCTTTAGTATAGTTTTGACTACCTGGTGCTGTATAATTGCCATCGACATCATACATATTTTTTAAGTAGTCAGTACCTCGTGTTTGCAAATCATTTTGTTTTGCAAATCGTTGAGCTGGATCCGCATCATTGTATTGCTGATATGGCGAAGCTGCAATTGTATCCGCCATTGTAATATTTTTCTTTGTCGCATCTCTTAACCAATCAGGTATTTCTGTTGCCTGAACTTGAATTGGATTTTGACCTCCGCCACCCATGCACATAATTGTATCTCCTTATAATTTTGTGGTGTAAATTCCGCCTGCTCGTGTAAAGCCTGCTTTATTAAAAAATTTATCTTTTGCTTCAATATGTCTGCCGTCTAAGACTGACATAATTAAAGGTTGTTTGTGTTTGTTAGAAAACTTTTTTAGTTTTTTTAAAAGTTGTTGACCAACCCCTGTATGTTGTACAGAGGAGTCAACGTAAAAGAACGCATCAAATAATCCACCTTCATCTGAGAACCACATGTTATTCCAATAGCAACCGATAGTACCATTGAGAATGCCTTGTTTATCTTGACTCACCCAACACATTTTATTCGTAACATGTTGAGAGATATATTTAACGGCACGTTCTTGATTGATTGCTGGATAAGTTGTACTCGCTTCTGAGTGCATCTTTTCCAACATGATAAAGATATCAATCACATCTTCTTGAAGGGCTAGTCTAATCATTATTCGTAATTGTAAATTCCTCTATTGATAGTTCTTTTTAAAGGATCATTTAATAATTGTGCTAATTCTTCTTCTGATAGAAGTTCTAACGGTTTATTAAATTCAGCTAACGCTTTAGCTTTAAGTTCTGCTTGTTCATCAGAAGCATCTTGAGCAGCCCCTGCGGTCATTGAACCTGCAGTTGACGCTCCCGCATTGATTGCAGTTGATGCATTCATACCACCTGCTGTACTGTTAGCCACAGCATTGGCTGCTGTACTACTAGGGCCAAACATATTATATGCCGCATCGCCAACTGATATTGGAGGTGTAGCTGTACCAGAAAGAACTGGACCCGACACTCCAGGTCCAAGATTATTACCAAGCATTGGATCTGATGCAGGAATATTATTACCTGTAATAGGATTAACACCGCCTGTTGATCCACCACCCATAAAGGTTGAGCCAGACGCCATATTACCAGCACCTGTCAAACCACCTGAAATTACTGCTCCAGTTAAACTTGACTCATGGTCATTACCTACTACTCGGTTAGCGGTGTAGTTAACTGCCGCTGCTCCTAATGGATTAGCCATTAATGCAGGTGCCAAAGTAGGCATAAACATTGAAGCTGCAATTGGCAAGATAGTTCTTAGCATTTTGTTTTTTTTAATTTTGTTTCTAGCTTTTTTAAGTTTCTTTTTTAAGCCACTTAAAAAATATTCAGGGTTACCTGTAGTTGGATTAATTTTATTGTCTGCCATTCCCACAACAAATTCTAATGGGTTAATACCCGCACTTTCAAACGCATCTCTTACGGCTGTTAAGACTTCTTCAGTTTGTGCATCAAGTGGAATTATAATCTCTCCAGGAGTTAAGTGTCCTAAAACACTATCACCACCTCGACCTGTTTGTTCTGCAAAAGCCTGCATGTTTGGGTTCATGCCTGCTTGAGGGGCTTCTTGCCCCGGTTGTGGCATCATGGTTGGTGCCATGCTCATATTATCTATTGCCATTATTTTAGTACTCCTCGGTTTTTTAAATCTGCAATGAGTGTTGCCACTACATTTGCTAATTCGGTTAAAGTTGTAGTTGACACATTATAAGTTCTAGTGTCGGTTGAATTACTAGTAACGTAAGGTTCTTTATTCACTAAAGATAATTGTCTTACGATCTCTTCTAGTTTTGATGATACATCATTGGTATAACGAGTATCGTACTGTTCAGGTGCTGAACCTAAAAACATTCCTCTTTTTGCCATTACCTACGTCTTCCTGCAGGAGCAATATCAATTCTGTTTTTACCCATACGATAGTGTCCGCCCACAACATTACTTTGTAATTTAAATGACAAAGTTCTGGCACTGTTACGCATATCAATTTTTTCTGTTGATGGTGAAATGGCATAAGGACCAATAGTTTCAACTACTGAATTAGGTTTATCTTTTAAATCTACTGTTAATAAAATATCACCTGTTTGGTCTTCAAAATCAGGTACCCATCCAAATAGATCTGCAATCTGTTCACCGTCTGCAATATCAAGTGGTGCTGTTTGTAAAGTGCAATCCATTGCTGACCCATCATCATCTGTACCTAACTCGTGTTGGTAAATATAACTTGCACCATCTTCATTCGAAGCTAATGGGTAAGGCCAAGTAGGAGCGTCAATCCAAGCTGATCGATCCATTGTACCAACTGACCAAGTGCCTTCTTTCATATTATAAATAACATAACGATTGTTAAATGTAGAATTTGCCGTTGGATAAAACCACCATACTTCATCGTGTTTTGAATTGTGAGCTGCAAACACTTTTGATCTTTGATCAAAGTTAAAGTCATCAAAAACAAAACGCTCAATTGCACTAGAATTTAATTTTTTAGCATAACCATCATACATAAAGAAATTTTGTTTAGTCATCCAAAAAGACATACCACCAACTTCAACTGAGGCTTTAGGAGCAATCAATCCACAGTTAGTACCTACAATGTTAAAGTTAAAAACTAATGTGTCGGCTGTAAACTGCATTAAAAAAGCAGTTGTGTCAGACCATAATAAAATGTTTCCACCTCTTAATCTTTTACCACCTACCATAATCGTTCCACCTGATAGCAAATTTGAGCCAGCATCATTATCCGAAGCTGCGGTCCATTGTGTAAAGTCTTCTTGATCAGACCAAGATACTTTCATTGGATCTCCATCTGAACCAAAACAAACAAGATGTCTTTGTTCTGTAACAACAATACCTTGATTATTATCTGGTGTATTAACACTAACAATTTGTGAAGTGTCAGTTGATGCATCATAATAATATGGACGATCACCACTAGGACAAAATATTAAATCTTCACCCCAGTTATCCATGGTAAAAGTTTTTAATGCAAGTATAATGCCACTACCACTTGTACGAGGAGTACCATAAGTGCCTTGGTTCCAGGTACCTGTACCATAACCAAAAGAAGCAAACGCTGAAACATTACCAACAGCCATATAATAATAATAATTTAAGTTACCACTATGTGTTCCTGAAGCATTAGCATTAGTTGCTGAAGTTATAATATAATTGTTAGCATCAGTTACCGCAGTTACTTGAAAGTCACCATTTAAAACTACATTATTAAAAGTGACATTAGTTAATTTGATCCAATCGTTCTCACCTAAAGCGTGAGTAGTATGAGCAATACTAACTTGGTTTGATCCGCTAGTGGTAGTGATAGCATTGGTTAATGTGCCTGTGCCATTAATACGATAGGGCGTACGATCATTTAAATAACCATTTTTATAAATATAAAATCTTTCTGTAGTTACAGCACCAATTAAATCTGTTTGATCATTAGTTGACCATGCAGCTAATGCTCTCGGTGTACCTGTTAAAGTTTGTGTTGATAGCTTTGACCATCCACCAATCTTTTCAGGTTGCCCGTTTTTAAATCTAATTTTATCAGCATCAATAAATCTACCTTCAGATGCATATTCAGTTTCATCTTTAACTACTCCTGGAGCAAAAGCTAACGGCTGTAATGTCATTATGAAATCCTCTGTGCTATAAACATAAGCGACCAGAGGGATGTACTTGTATTTTCACCACCACCACTAGTATTACTACCTGTCTGACCGCTTGTAATTGCCCGCCATGTTCCTGTTTTAGTAGAAACAGTAGATGTATTCTCTAGACTAGTAGATCTGCTTACTCGGTTTTGTTCTGACGTAAATTGACCAGTGTAGTCAGCTATTATGTGATTACTTTGACCTGCTCCTGAACCAGTATAAGGTCCATTATTAAGTACAAGAGTGCTTGGAGTAAATGTAGTGCCTACACTTATTGATACTGGGTTAACACTGTATGTACTGCCGTCTGACCTTAGTTGAATTAAAAAAGGCATAATACTGCCTATGTCTGTATTTGCACTTGGTACTGCTTCTACTCCCGTTAAAGCTGAGCCGTCAATTGCAGGTAAAGTTCCCGTTAAATTAGCAGCGTTTAAGTTTGTAAGATTTTGACCATTACCGTTAATATTTCCTGTCGCTGTAACGTCCCCCGAAATAGAAACTCCTGTGCCTACTGTACTTAGCTTACCTGAATTTGAGTAACTTAAAGTCACTGATCCTCCATTGCTAAAACTTGCTAAAGTACCACCACTTGCTCCTTGCAATAAAATACTATCAGATTTTAATCTTAAACTATGACTTGTATTAGTTGCTTGAATGACGTTGTCTGTTCCACCTCCAGAAGTATCATGAAAAATTTCTAAATCGTCACCTGCACCAAATTTAATTTTTACATCATCAGCATTGTGACGTAGACCATCTAATTGACTTTGTATATCAGAAGTAACTCCATCTAATCTTTGAAATTCAGTATTTGAAACCGAGCCATCAGCAATTTTTGATGCGTCAATCGCTGCACTTGTATTTATATCAGCGTTAACAATTGATCCATCAACAATAGATGTAGTAATAGTTGGGTCAGATGAAAAATCAGTAGCAACCGAACCGCTAACAACTCCGCTTAAAGTAATTGTTTTATTAGCAGAGAAACTATTAGCAGGGCTAGTTGCTTCAACTATATTTGAGCCATCACCATAAACAATACTTTTTAATCCTTGCGTAATAACTACGCCTGTTCCTGAATTACTTTTAAAAGTTAAAGTATAAGAGCCACTAGTATTATTAAATATAATATATGGTTTAGTGTCATTTGATGCGGTCTTAACATCTATATTACCACTTAATGTGCCTTGAAATTCTATAATGGCAAAACTAGATTCAGAATCTGATAATGTAACATTAGAGCCACCACCTACACCTTTGACTAGACGTTGAGCAATTGCCTTATCAATTTGATCGATGGTTCCATTTAAAACATTTCCCCAATTGTTAGCTTCAGAACCAATATCAGGTTTAGCTAAATTTAAATTTGAAGTTACAGTAGTAGTCATGAAATTCCTTTACGTTTTAATAATGTAATTGACACAAAGATATGGATTTAACACGCTAGTGTTTGAACCAGTAAAAGTAGCTGTAGTAGTGTTACCACTAAAAGTTGATGAAGCTGTTAAACCAGTTGAACTATGTGAGTGAGCCTGACCTGATCCACCAGTAGGTACACTTGCACTATTGTAAGCTGCTCCACCACCAGAAGATGAACCTCTGTTTCCTAGTCCATCTCCGTCAGGTGGGGTTAATGAAGTTTCTTCCATTTTTACATAGTTTGTAGTTTTTAAAGTTATGTTAGGTAATTGAGCTTGGGTAATAGAATGACCTGCTGTACTACCACCAATACTTGTTGATACTGAACCTGTTGGTGTTATTGAGCTTACTGAACCAGCGGGAGTTATTGTAGCAGATCCATTAGTGTCTCCTAAATTATCACTACTACCTTTACCTCTTGGTACTCTTTCTTGAAAATTTGGTAGACTAAATGTTAAAGCACCTGTGCTACCATGGGTTGTTCCAATTACTGCAAATAAAGCAGAGTAGGTTGATCTAGAAATCTCAGTACCATCACATAATAAATATCCGCTTGGGGGAGAGGTGCCTCCAAACATTGATATTACTCCAGTTGGCATTGGATCTGTACCAAAAGAGGTACTAATAGAAGCATTGCCACTTACAAAATTAGCTGTTCCAACAACTGCCCCTGTCAGTGCGACTGTTGCGTCAGCAACATTAGCAGGTGTCCAAACGGCTGTAACTATATTACCTGCAGTGGTAGCGATGTAAATAATTTTATTAGAACTATCTACGCATACTTGGCCAATAAAATCTGCGGCAACATTATTATTAGGGTCACCTGTAAATCTTAAACCAATAGCTGCATCGATTGCATCTAAGTTACTGTTAAGTGTGTTACCCCATGAGTTGGATTGTTCACCTGGACCTGGTTTTTCAAGTGTCAGATTTGAAGTAAAAGTTGATGTCATAAATTATTTCCTAAGTAGTTGCTACAGTTAATAAAGTGCCTTGTCGTTCAAAGTCACTTTCACGCATAGCTTGGTCTATTTCTGCCACAACAATTTGCATCCAATATGCTTTTTCAGCATCGTCTTTTAAATACTCATTAGCAAATGCACACGTTGCAGCTAATAACATTCTTGGATATCTTTTTGTTAAAAAATTTTCTGCATTAGATGAAGTTAAGGCGGCAGGTTCATTAAAATAAATCATTTCATAACTGTAATCAGCATTAGCAACTAAATTAAAATTTATGTTTGAACCATCTGTATAATATTGAGTTGGTACACCTTGAGTTCGAGTATTACCTGATGAATAAGTAATTGATGCTTGTAAGACTTCTGGTAGTTTTCGTGTAAGTACAGAATTATTTGCTCCAATAAGTTTAACTTGTTTAGCAGCTAGATAATCATTTGGTAAGGTTACTGATGATGTACCAGAACTAATGGTACCACTAACAGTTGTCAATTGATCTCTAAGTCTAAGTCTGCGATAAAGAAATGCTTCTGCTTGACGAATTAAAATTGCAACAGGAACATTCTGATTGACAAAATTACGGATACTACCCTCAGTAGATTTATCCGCAGTTAATTGATGATAATTCATTTAAGTTCCTCTTTTAAATTGGGATAGACCCAGCTTACGCTGGATCCATTCCGTCTGAGCCAGTGTCTTTGACTTTACCCATTGGTGTGTAACCTTTGTCTAGTAGTGACTCAGATTTGCCATCCAATGCTTTTTTATATCCATGAGGATTAGAAGGAACAGAAGTTCCTTTACCTAATGCATCCCCACCGATGTCTTGTGTATTTGATCTGATTGCATTGCTGTAACCAGTTGTATCTTTCATTCCATATTTTGGCATGATGTATTCTCCTAATTAAAATTAATTATCGTTCGTTAGCAAAGTAGCCACGATCTAAAAATCCTGTGTGGTCGTAACCTTTTAGTCTTGCACCTTTAGGATCGTTTTCCATGTTCTCAGTGCTATCTTTAACGCAATAACCTTTGTCATGATCCAAGTCACTCTTGTTCATTACGCCAGTCATTTGGTTCTTATCGAATTTCTTTTTTTTCATTTCCATGATGATGTCCTTATAAAAATGGAAGGAGTGCCATAAGCACTCCCTCCAATTGGTATTATGTAGCGGAATCCCACTTCACAATTCTAGCTTGTGCAGCTGTATCGTGAACTAGACCAAAGCCACCTAGGTAGTACCATGCGATACCTCTAGAACGACCGTAGTCAGTAGGAATTTTACCACGCATTTCTTCAGGTATTGCAATTGCTTCGGCTACAGTATCTGCACCAAAGAAATAACAAGCATTAGATTTGCCGTTAGTAAATTCTCCTGCTGGAGTTCCGAATCCACCTTTAGCAACATTTGTTTGCTCGATGAATCGTACGTTCTCATATCTTCCAATTTCGCCATTCATGATCATTTGGAAACCACCATCAGTGTACTGATGAATAGATTCTAAATCATTTTTAACGCCTCTGAAAGTTGATGGGTGAGCGATCGCATAGTAGTCATCATTGATGTATGCAGGAATATCTCTTTCCTTCATGATATCAACAATAGCTTTAACGTGATCTTTACCCATTGCAACGTCATTAGTTACTGAAGTAGTTCCGTCAGCATCTAGAGTTACAGCACTTGTTGATGTACCTCCAGTTGGAACTACAGCAAGTGGTGTAGCTTTAAACTGAGCATGTGCTGCTCCGTCAAATGCTTTCTTAGCATCGTTCTTTAGAACTTTGTTAATCACTTCTGTAACTGAGTGTTTTGATAAATCATCTAACTTACTAGAGTAGCCAACGCTGTTGCCGTACTCAGTAACTGTTAATTGATTTTGTTCTACAGTAAAACTAGTTTCAGGAATTGCTGTGCCTTCAGTTAAAGCTGTACCTGCAGTACCTACATCGCTGTAGATATTCCAGTTAAACTTGTCACCTTTAGATAGACCTTTATTAGTCGCATCTTTAGCATCACAAAACTGTCTAAACTTTACCATAGGTTGCACAGCCATTCTAAGTACATCAGACAATTCGTCTGAATACATAAAACCACCGGCAGAATTTGTACCCCATACTTGAGCCATATTCTTTATTCTCCTATTTTAGTTTATTTATTTGTTTAAGTTAAAGTTGACCTCGTCTTTTTTGCATCATACGCACAACATCCGATCGAGTAGGAGGTGGAGGAGTATCCTCGCCTATACTTGCGGTACTTGAGGTAGATGGTTTGACGACATCTGCGCTCTGCCTTTTAGCTTCAACTTTTTTTATTGACGCTTTAGGTTTCGCTTTTTTTTCACCATCAACATTGGACAGTTTAGATTTTGACCATTGATCAACAGCCTCACACGCACTTCTAAATAACTCCGAGTCTGATCTCGAATTGCCACTTTGGGCATCTTCGGCTCTCATCTCGTGTACATATTGTGCAGCTAGGTATGTAGTATTTCGGTCTGCAAAAACATCTGGGTACTCTTGCCCCAGATCTTTTAATAGGTTATCGAAAGCAACTTTGTTTTGAACTTGCTGTGTCGCTTGTTCGGCTGCTTGTCGTGCAATCGCCATCTCATCAATTTTTGGTTGTTGAGGTGTGCGAGTTTGCAAAATTTGTTTTAAAGCATTTTTAGCTGTATCACCTTCACCAAATTGAATATCATGAACCAACTTATTAAGTTGTTCATCATTCATTTCTGATTCAGGTTTCTCTTCTACTTTCTCTTCTGCTTTTTGCTCTCTCAATTGTGCTAACTGTTCGGCTTGAGCCTTCATAGTTGCAGCTTCTTGAAATTTCTGCGTAGCAGAGTCTGCCATTTGAGCCATACGTTTTAATTCATCAAGGCTAACATCTTTTTCTTGGCCATTGACTTTAAGTTTGTACGTCTCAGCTACAGGTGGTGTAGTAGGTTCTTCAGCTTCTTCTTCAACTGATTCCGCTTCAACTTCTTCTTGCTCGGAATCACTTGCTTCTTGAAGAGGTTCGTCTTCAGCAATAACTTCGCTATCGGGTTCTGCTTTAACTTCTTCTTCTTGTTCATATGCTTCTGGTACTTCAGTTTTTAACTGCTCTTTTCTTGCAGCTATAATAGACTCCAAGGTATTAGTTCTTGGATTAAGTAGTACTCGTTCTTGGTCAGCAATCTCTTTACGTTTTTCTTGATCGCTTCTAGTATCTTCTTCGTTAACCTCAAGATGAGGTGTTTCTTTTGGGGCGTTCTCAACAACAGCTTCAGTAGCTTCAGGTTGAGAGATGCCCTCTTGGGTGATCTCTTCAGACATTATGTCCTCCTATGTTATTTGTTTAAATCTTCTTCTTGAATAATTTGCTCGGCAAGTATTCCTCGGTCGATTTGTTTCTTCAGATATTCTGTAAGCATAAAGAAAATTCTTGCATCATTTTGCAATTTTCTAACTGTGTCGACTTTAGTTGCATCGGTTGCAATTAGTTTTCTTATAGCTTCACTAGAATCTTTTTTCGCCTGTGCTAAGACAGCCGATAAGCCTGTGTTGTCAGCTAATTCTTTTTCTATGTCCATTGCTTTACGAGCAATTTTGAACAGTGGGTCTTGAGCAAATTGATCAAACATTTGCTCTTCATTAAAATCTAAATCTGCGGGCATTTAGTTCCTTACTTTAAAGGTTTAGTGAGAATTGATAGAGCTTGACTTTTTAATTTAAAAAAATGTTCTGCATCAACTAACACGAGGGGTTTAGTATTATTTTTTTTTATAACCAACAAAGGCTCATACTGTTTACAGTTAGCCTTTGCTTGGTCATAGGCTTTCCATACATTAATCTTTTCTGTGTTTTTACATTCAATGCTGTATGGAAATTTGCGTCTAGCAAGTGGAGACATCATTACATCTTCACCGCCAGCTCCCATTGAACGACTTTCAAGATCACCTTCTTCTAAATAAAAAATTTGTGTTAAAATATCTCGGACCCATTGTTGTAGTCTTCGACCTTTAGCTTTAGCACTTTGTGTTTTCATGAGGGCAATCTTAATTAGTAACCTTTACTTTTTTTTGGTTTTCCCATTTTACCAGGGTTACCTGCTTTAACTGCACCCATGTTTTTAGGTTTTTTACCTTTTACTTTTTTGTAAATTTTTTTACCTATCATAGAAACTACCATAATTAATATCCTTTACTTTTGGTTTTTTTCTTTGTTTTCTTTTTCTTCTTAATTTTATCTTGCAAAAATTTAGGAAGAGTTTTTTGTGACTTTGTTAGTGACATAAGGTTTCTCCTGTTATTTATTTTTCTTTTTTTTCTTAGGGAAGCCAGCTTTCATATTGGCGTAGGCTTTTTTAGAAATGGTACTGTTCTTTTTACTTCTAGATGTATTATTACGTTTTCTTTTATTTATATTTTCATAGAGTGACATAATTTCTCCTTACCACTTTACTTTGTTAGCCCAATAAGCCGCACTCATTTTGCCTTTAGCAATATTTTTACCGTGCCTAGCCTTAAAGGAATCTGATCTTTTAGTTTTAGTTCGGTCGCCAGTAACACCTTGTTGACCAAAACGAATTGTCTTAACTTGGTCACCAGATTTTGCTACTACCACATGAGATTTAGTTTTGTGACTAGGTGTACGTTTAGGTTTATTGTACCCACTAACACCTGCACTTTTTAGTCGAGAGTCTTTTTCGCTCATGATTAACCGAAGATGATTGCGACTAAAGCAATTACCGCTATTGATAATGCAGCTCGTTTGTGCATTGGCATAGCCATAATTTTATCTTTTATCCAATTAATTTTTTCCATTATCCTTGTCTCCTATTTTGATTGTTAACTAATGTCATTTGCACTTGTTGATCTGCTTGTCTTAATTTAATTTTGCTATCAATCATTTTCTCTGCTTCACGCAAAGTTAACTGTGCTTTTAATCTTTGACTTTCACTTTGTTGTTTCATTTGCTCCAACATTAAGTCACCTTGATTTTCCATTTCTTGCTCTTGGATGTTTGCTTGAGCTGCTATCTGAGCAATCTCAACTTTGTTTTGCATTTCTGCTTGTTTGTCATTTAATGCTTGTTCCATTTGAGCAATTTGATCTTGCAATTGTTTCATTTGCGGATCATCTTCACCAAAATTAAAGAATCGCATTCCGTCTTTGTAACCAAGTTTGCCAAATATTTCGGTAATAATTTCTTTTACATTAAGTGCTTGAGCAACAGATGGACCAACTAGTTGTGAAACTGTTTGAGCGCCCATTGTAAATTTTTGTAATTGTTCCATCGGATTTGTTGAACCAATGCCGACATTAACATTAAGCGATAATTTTTGTTTTAAGATCTCGTCAGTCATTTCATCGGTACCGTAAGTTTTGTACATATCAATATCTTGAGCAGCTAACTGCATAACCACTTGATCAGTTTCATAACTTTGTTCTAGCTGAACTAGTTGACGTATTGTTGGTTCAACCCAAGTTTCAGAAAAAATTCTTAAATCATATTCACCAATTGCCGATGCAGCTCCACTTATAAGTTGCATTCCACCAACAGTTTCATTTAACGATTTGTTAGATTGCACTGAACTTGTAGAAAAGTTTCCAGCAATTTCATCAAAGTCTAAGTTTAATCTATCTTGCTCAATGTAACTTGATTGCGTAACATCAGGCGCTCTATTGATAACAACATCCGAAGACGGATCTTCCATTAATACAACACCGCCAGGTGTACTGCGAACCAGCGCGTTAAGATCAATATTCCTCCCTTGGCGGGCAAACATTCTTCCGTTTAGTGCTAGTTTTATATTGTCAAGTCTCTGATTCGCAATATCGTTGGTCTCTTTCTGAATTTCAGAAGTTAACGAAACTTTTGATTGAGGGTAAATTTTATGTGCTTCAAGAACTGTGTAACCCATTGTAAAAGGTCTAACCCCGTGTAAGTACACTTCTTCAATTGGTCTTGGTGTTGTTAATAGTTGTTTTGTAGAAAGTGAATAGAAATGATAATCTTTACCATCTTTTTTTACAAAATTTTCATGTACCCAAATAATTTCATAATCACTAACAGATTTATTTGCAGTATCAGTACTATCTTCTCTATAATCTTCTCGTGCCGAACGAGTAGAATCATTTTTCATTTTACCGTCAGATGATCCCGCTATAATTTCTTCACTGTACTTTTTCCATTTACCCATACCTGTTTTAGGGTCACGCTCTTTCATTTTAGCTTTAATGTCGTGAATATACATTGGGATACAATAGATCACATAAGGTGAACTATTAATTGGATCCATCCAATCTGAACCAGGATCAACTCGTAAATTCTCAGGGGCAATTAAATCTATTACAGGCTTGTCACTAATAATTTCTACTTCATCTTCAACTTTACCTTTAAGTTCACCATCAACGTCTAGTAGTGGTAAACCGTTTTCATCAAACTCTGGTACAAAACCTGATCTAATTTTTTTCTCTGAATATTCCCAATAGTTTTTAGTAGCACATACACCTGTAACTTGTGCATCCTGAAATGCTCCCACTACAGTTAAGAACCATGGAATAGTTTTTTCTAAACGATAGTTAATAATCTTATTCATGATTTTAGCACTTGCTACTTGTGCAGGATCACGATCATCTTCTGGTCGAATACTAACCATATCTTTAGTAGAGAAGAAAGCGGCTGCACATGCAGCTTCGTTTTTACGCACACTTGCTCTAGTCTTTGGTCTAAAAACTTTACTTCTATTTTTATAAGTGTCCGATGAATATTTAGAGCCTTTTGGGTGTTCAGAATTAAACGCTCTTAAATTAGACTCCCAATCATGTCTTAAATTAGCATCAATAAAGTCAGTAGACTTTTCAAATGCATTTTGTGCTAGTCTTAAAAATTCTTTATCTTTTTCATTACTAGCAACAATTGGTTGGTCTTCGGAATTATCTTCGTATTCTTCCATAATGTTTTCCTTTAAAATAATTTGAGGTCTTCTTGATGATAGGGGCCTGCACCTCTTTTAATATTATATCTTTCTAAAAATTCACCACCTGCGCGAACTACAAGAAGTAATCCTGGGTCATTTTTTAGTGCGTCAATCTTAACGACAAATCCATACTTTTCACTGAGGACAAAATTTCTAATAGTAACAATGCCGTCACTAACACTTGCGGTTACTCCCCAAGCATGACCCGGATAATGTTCATTTAATTTTTCTGAGACTTTTTTAGATAGTTCAATATCCGCTAATGGGATGGGAGCGTTGCCGTCTTTGTCTTTAGCTTCGTCATGATATTGTAAAGGGCTAATTAGTTCAGACATTAAGGATAATCCTCTTGCCTAAATTCTCTATCGCCAGAAAACTCATAAACTACAGGTCGCGTGTAATCTTCATCGTAGTAATCAGGGTCTGCGTCTAATATTAATTGTATCCAACTAATTTCCATTGTATGCCTCCATGACAATTAAATGTTTGTAAATGTATGTTTATTTTTTTTTAACATAAGCATAAAACATGCTTATGTTTGATAATTTAATAATGTTTTTTTTAGTTTCGTATTTTACTTTGGTCTTAGCAGGCGTTCCTACTTATCTTTAATTTCTACAAAGATAGTTCTATTGTAAGTACGCCCACCAGAAGTTGTAATTTCACATTTAACTTTGTAAGTTGTGCCATTAGTTCCACCTGATACAAAAACAGTTGAAATTCCAGCACTAGTAAAACTTTCAGTTACCTTAGTAAGTCCTGTATCTGGAGTAAAAGTACTACCAGTAACAGTCTCAGAATTCTCTAGTAATGAACCAAAGTTAATCTGATAATCTAAAGTTTCATCAGGATCTTTTACAAAGTATGCCATGTTACGCTACTGTAAATACGCCAGCGGCATTTATCACGATAGTAAATGTACCTGCTGTAGATGCAACTGATCCACCGCTCGTATTTAAATCAACATAAGCAATTAATCCATCACTTGCATGTGTATCTGAATATAACGCAGCATATTTAGCTGTAATTGTAACAGATGATCCAAACGTAATATCATCACAGTCAAATTTAACTGTTCCACCAGACTCTGTAACCGTTGGGTTAGCAATAGTCTGAACACTGTAATCACTATCGGTTACTTCATTAGTTAAATCTGAAATAGTCGAATGCGTTGCCGCTGGTGAATAACTTGTTGTTAGTAGTTTGCATTTTAGTGTATCGCCATTTAGGTCGATATCACCATTTATAATTCTTTCTTTGCCATCATTGTAGATGACCCATGAGCCTGCAGCCATAATTTTTTCCTTTTATTAGTTATGCAACTCTCTGTACGTCATTGCCGTTTTGGTCATTGACTTGTTGTGAGATCTTGCGAGATTGTTCTTGTGCAATTTTTGTTACCACTAAATCATTTCCGTCTGCACTTAGGAAATTAGCAACAAGCAGTCTGCTTTGTTGCTGTGGTGCGATAGTTCTTCCTGCTGGCTCAAAAGATCCAGTTAATGGAAGAGGGGCTAAAGTTGTAAATTGGTAACTGCCTACATTTAAAGGTATCGTATTACCAATTCTTAAATTGATTTGTTTACCTGCGGTACTTAATGTTTCAACACCTAAGTTAGTATTAATACCAATATTTAAACTAGCTGACTTAACTGCAACAGCCAATGAACCATTACTTACGTTAAGTGTGTTTCCAATTATTAATGAAGGTTGATAACCAACAGTTGTAAATTGATTACCTAAACCAACTGGAATGTTATTATCAATTCTTAAATTAGATTGTTTACCTTCAATAGCTAATGTTCCAAGACCTGCACCAATCGTGTTACCGATAACTAGTGATACTTGATATTGAGCATCAAATAGTGCTGTATAACCAACAGAAATATTTTGATCTATAATTTTAGATATTTGTTTACCAGTAACTGTAAGTTGATTACCTAATCCAACATCTATATTACAACCAAGACTTAAACTAGGTTGTTGGCCTATAACATTTAATGTTTTAGTGCCAACACTAACAGCATTACCAATTTTTAAATTAACTGTATTGCCTGTAGTATTTATTGTGCCACTATTTAAGCTAATTGCATTTCCAATACTTAATGATGGCTGATAACCAACACTTGAGCCTAATGACGATGCATTAGGATAAACTTTTACATCAGTAACAACATCAGCTACTTGTTCAGCTATTGTTAAACTGGTTACTCCAACACTTAAATTATGACCAAGTATGGTGCCAACTTGAAACGATTGACTCGCTTGGCCACCCAATTGTGTAGTTATAACTTGATCAATGACAGTTGAGACTTGCTCAGTATTTGTAGCTAGTGCAACTGCACTTGGATATAAATTAGCTGTACCAATAATAGTTGTTGGTAACGGTGAAAAAGTTAAACTAGTTAAACTTGGTTGTATAATAGGTGTCGAGTTGTAACTAACTGCACTACTCGTAATACTTAAACTTCCTGTACCAGAGTTAGCTACAAGTGGTGTACCTGTTAATATAATAGCATCGTCACTTGCGATTGTTAGTCCGCCTGTTCCCACTGCTGATTGACAGTCCGTATGAACTGTTACTTGGTAAGTTGCATCAAAGATTGCAGTGAACCCTGCGGTCACTATCATATCTGATCGCCAAACAACCTGCTTAGTACTTGTAGTTAATGAACCAACACCAGTAGTTAAACCACCAATACCAAATTCACCAATTCCAAAACCACCAATACCAAAACCAGCCATGATTAATTAAACCCGTATTTTTTAGCCACTTCATCTAAGGCAGCTATTTTTTGTTCAACAGGGCGCATCTTTCTTAATAAGTTAGCTTCTTTTTTTCTGCGTGTGTCGTACTTGTCACCAAAATTATCTAAATTTTTAATAGCTCCATTCCAATCACCATTAGTAATTTGATTCCAAAATTTTGGAGTTTTAGATTCTAAATCACCGTATTGAAATGCAACTGACGCTATAACTGTCTGAGCAGCTTTAGGTAAACCATAAAAAGATTGTCCTGTAGTTGCTTCAAAAGATTTATTTAATTTTGATAGTGCTTCGTTCTTAGCAAATTTGTTTACGGTTAGAACTTCTTCATCAGTTAAGTTTAAATTTTTATAATCTAAATTTAATGCGTCTTTACCTTTAACACCTAAGTAAGGTCTCATCTTTTCAATTAACTCAGGTGGTAGACCTGCTAGATCTGCATTCTTACGTTGTCCTAAATCAAAACCACTCGCAATAGTAACACCAGAGTTACCTAATACTTCACCATTCTGTGTTGGTACATAACCAGTAGATTTTGTACCTTCTAATTCTTGTATAAAACTAAAGTCACCTAAAAACCGCTCCGCATGAGTAGGTTTTTTTACTGGTAGCGGTACTACATTATTATTTTCTATTGTTGCTGGGTTAGGAATAATTTCACCTTTACCATTCTCGCCAGTCATTAATAACTCTGGACCTTGCTCACCAACTAAATAGGCTTTACCTTTTTCAATCATGCCACCTAAAAACATAGGCTCAATTTCTTCAACACTTACAGGAGTGATTGCAGCACTTCCTGCATTTGGAATATCAGTAGTTACTTGGCCACCATATGTTGCAGCTTCAGAATCATTTGGTCCAAGGAATCCATCAGGGTCACTAAAAAAACTATCTGACCAATGTGGAGTTCTTCTTCCTAAGATTCTTCCTTCAGTGCCAAAGGCTGCATTACTCATAATAGCACCTGCACTACCAAGTGTATTGGAGTAAACATTAAATGCTCCAACACCAATATCAGCTAGAGTTCCGCCTAAAGCATTACCCATGTGAGTTAGTTGTTCTCCTATACTAAAGCTATCCCAATTAGGATCCATTGGTGAACCTGGACCACCATGAACAAAACCACCACCTGCCGCCCAATCTGCTTGTGCTTGTTCTCGTTCTCTAGCATTCGCACCAGCAATCTCTGAACCTAAACCAAAATTTGCAGCCGCAGCCGCATTGGTCGTAGCGTCATCACCATCAACATAACCTTGTCCTACAAAGTTAGCTGCGGTTGGACCAGAAAAACTTGCAAAGGTTTCTGCACTAAAAGGTGATCCACCTATTGTAGGTCTTTGACTACCCGCATCCTCGTTTTGACCTGCAAAACTATTTGTACTACTAGTGGTACTACTAGTTGTACCATCCTTATCTTTATCTGTATCTGCTCCACCACCACACATATAATCACATTCCTTAACTGTCGAAAAAAGCGTCTGGTTCCAAATACGCTTGTTTATAAAATTTTGGAGGTGTAGGTTCCATGTCGTAAATCCTGCTAACACAATCAATAAGATCATCGTGAACACCAAACGGGAAATATACACACTCCTCGATAAAATCCCTGGTAAGGTCATAAACTTTTTTCTCCTCGTCTATCCGTTTGATCGGTTCAGCGAGTTCAAAAGTTTTACCTTTACGTTTTTCTTTTACGGCTTTGTCATGCTTGTCATCAATTGATGTATAATGCACAACACCGTTCTTGGTTTTCCATAAAGACTTTTTATAAGCCTCATGCCACACCACTACAGGTAAGAAAAAACGACCATCCAACATATCTGGAATTAATCTTTCAACTCGGTCTTGTTTTGATCCTCCACCTGATCTTGGCCAAGCCAACTCTTTGATCTCAAAGTGTTCGTTGTCCATCTTCATCATTGCTTGAAAGTGTTCTATGTCACTTTGCATTCCGTAACGCTCATATCCAATATGAACACTTACGACCCCTTGCATTTTGATCCACCGTCTACGTAACAACTTTAAAAAGTTCCAACGCTCGGATAAATTCATCCGATGGCGGTAACCGTCTAATAAATATTTATTTAAATTTGAATCTACACCAATAACTGCAAACGCTGTTCTATCTGATCGTGTGCCTGATCCTTTACTTGGATCACACATGATATAAACATTTAAAGTAGTTGGTCTAATTTCATATGTTCGTAACCAATCAATATCAAACATTGACTCGTTACCTGCGGCAGGATTTTGCAACATCTGCGCAGAAATAGTTGTGGGCTGTGTTTTCTTTTTTCGTTCCCACTCTTCAGGTGACAAAAAAACAGGTTCACCATCCAACTTACCATTCTTAGTAGCTGCATAAATGCGTTCTTTAAACACACCACGCTCTAACATAAAGTGATAAGTGTCGGCTAGGTGATAGCGTGTACCAATGGTCCACACTCTAGATTTATCACCTATGCCTAGGTTGTCGGATAGTTCCCACGCTTCTGTAGTCTTCTTCACCATGTCAGGTGTCGTTACACTTTCTCGTGTAACCACATCATCGTAAATTCTAAGTTGAAAGTGACGACCAGTTGGTTGTCCATCTACTAAACCCCATGCCTCAACTGTGGCTTCTTTGGGATTAGAGTTGCGTCTAACAACTACACCATCATCTTCTGACCATTTCGGAGCTTCACGTTTTTCGTTAGTCCAAACAACATCAGGATAAAGATGTTTTAATTTTACACTGCCTTCTAATTCTCTTTTAATTTGACGTAAAAAAGATTTTGCAATCGGCCGTGTATGCGAAAATATACCAATAGTAATTTCCGGGTTTAACAAGATTGCTTGTATCGT